ACTCAAATACGCAGACGCACTTGCCCTAAACCGCAACGAGCGTGTGAGGTTGTAGCCAGTAGCCGCAGAGTTACCCGCAAATATCGGAAACATTACGCCACCGCCTGTGAGATACCTTGTTGATACAGGTTTGTGCCATCAGAACGGAAGGTGAAGTAATCTTTGGCACCGGCAGCAGTCGAGAGCGTTGGCGCTGTACCTGATGCCCACTTAAACACCGAGTTCCAAGTCAACGTGTTGCTGCCGCCGTTCTGAATCACAGCCAAGGCATAAAATGCACCGTTTTTTAAGTTCGTAGGCGCACCCATCGTTCTATTCGTCGATACAAACGTAAACGTAGCAACCTGACTTGTTGACGTATCCCAAGCAATCGTAGCGGCATCGGTTAATGTTAAGTTAGCAGCCCAGCCTGTTGTGGCTTTCACTTCAGCGGGAGCAGTCGTACCTAGCGCTGGTGGCGAGGCAAAGTAAGTCGTAAAGCCCGTGCCTGACACCGTTGAAGATGCAGCAAGGGTCGTGAACGAGCCCGTTGTTGGGGTCGTGGCGCCCACCGTGCCGTTGATGTTAATCGATGCCGTACCAGTCAAGTTAGTGACCGTACCGCTTGACGGTGTGCCTAAGACGCCACCGTTGACCAACACAGCGCCTGCAGTGCCGACGTTGATACCGATAGCAGTCTGCACGCCTGTGCCAAGCGCTGTGAGTCCTGTGCCGCCGTTGGCGATCGCAAGCGTACCCGCAAGCGTGACAGCGCCAGACGTTGCGGTGCTAGGTGTGAGTCCTGTTGTACCTGCTGAGAACGAGAGCACGCCTGCTGCTGCTGCCTTTGTAGCAATGACCTGAACAACACCGCTGCTGTCTTTGTAGAAGAGCTTGCCGTCGTTAGTGTTGATTGCAAGCTCGCCCGCTGCGAGGTTCGTGTTAACAGGAACCGAAGAAGCGGTCGCGCTGTAATAAATCTGAATTGGGGTGTAGCCGGTTTGAGCCATTAGAACGTCCCTCCTGAGATACCACCCGTAGCAGTCAGTGCGCCCGTAGATGGAACAAATGATAATTTAGTTGATGTGACTTTTTGTGGCAAATTGCCAGTGTTTGCAGTGACCCAAGTCGGATACACTGCGCTCGATGTGCTTGTGTCGTCAGTGATCGCAGTGTTTGTTGCATTCGTAGCATTCGTTGCCGTACCAACAGACAACGTGCTCTGAGCAACGTATTGAGGCGCTGAAGCACCTGCAGTTAAGACGTAGCCACTTGTGCCCAACGCAAGCATTGATGTAGCGCCTGCGCCCGTTTGGTAAGGCACCGAGCCCGCTGCGCCGCTTGCAATGTTAGTCGCAGTCGTTGCTGAGCCCACAGATAGCGTAGACTGCGCGACGTACTGTGGTGCGCTCGCTCCTGCGGTTAAAACGTAACCATTAGTACCCACAGCAAGTTTTGAAAGAGTATTAACGCCGCTCGCATAAAGTAGATCACCTGTAGCGTATGAAGACTGACCCGTACCGCCACGGTTGTACTGAACGACGTTGCCGTTCCAAGTCGCCGAGGTGATCGAGCCTGCATAGTCAAGCGTATTGGTCGACCACGACACGTTAGCAGGTGCTTGGTAGTGCGCATCCCACGAACCCGCAGCAGGCGAGTTAATTAACAGCGAGACCGTGACATAAGCACCCGATTGAAGCGTGACGATTGTGGTGCCGGAGTTATTTCTGACAACCACCGTGCCGCTAGATTGGTTGTTATTGAAGAAAAACTCAGCACCAGCAGGCAACGTCGTCGCATCGGGCAATTGGAATGTCTGACCGCCTGAGCCTGTTATGACCCAATTCGGTATTGAACTTGCCGTCAGCGTGGTGACCGTACCCGCCGCTGCGACGTTAGAGAAGCCCTCAAAGTATGAGTTGGCTGTGATATTGGCGTTTGCATCACGCAACACGACTGAGGTCGCACCGCTTGAGGCTGTGACGCCTGTGCCGCCGTTTGCCACAGCAATTATTGTCGAGGCAGTGACGTTACCAGCGCCGTTGGCGTACATATAGCCCGTCAAACCAGTGACGGCTAAATTTGTAGTGGTCAGGTTGGTGAAGGACTCGGAAGCCGAGCCGGGCAGCTTCTGCCACGCCCCGTTACTAAATATCGCCCAATCGCCGACGTTCCAACCCGTTACGCCATTCAAATTCGTATTACCCGCAACAGACACGACGTAGTAATAACCCGCCACACCTACTGAAGAAGTCAATGTCGGTGAGTTTGTCGAGGCATTCCAAACCCCTTGATAGGCTGGGGCGTTTGTCGCCTGCTGACTGACCGAAGTGATCTGACCCTGTGCGTTGATCTGTAAGACGGGAACTAATGCGCTCGAGCCGTAAGTACCAGCCGTCACACCTGTGTTGGCAATTGAAATGGTGCCCGTTGTGGTGATCGGACCGCCCGTCAAACCTGTGCCCGTGACGATTGAAGTCACGCCAATGCTGCCACCACTGTTCATGGCAAACTGTGACCATGAGCTGTTGGCATATCCCTCAAATAGACCGAGCGTTTCGTTGTAACGGAACATCGAGTTAACGCCAACAGCGGGTCTTAGCGCAGAGACTCCCGCAGGGACTTGCATCGCACCCGTGCCCGGTATCGTCGGATCTGTCGCAATACTGATCGTTGGCGTGCCAACGCCGTTGCCGTTCAAGATAGAAATCTGATTAGTCGTGCCTGTCAAAGTCACGGGCGAGAGCGTTGAGCCGTTGATCGCCATCAAGCCTGTGCCTGACGTGTTCGCTAAAGCAAGCGGCAAGCCACTCAAAGACAGCGTAGGATCACCGCTTACCCCGTTACCGTTGCTCAAAGACAGTCCAGAACCGCTTGTAGCGAACGATCGCGCTGTGATCGTATTCGCAGCAGTCTTGACGACAATGCCTGTGCCTGCGCTCTCTAATGAGCCGCTAGTGCCATTTAAACTGATCGTGTAGGGGTTTTGAGCACCACCGTCAGTGATGCCAAGACCCACTCCCGTTGAGAAGTACCGGCTGTTGGGCAAGCCAGACTGCAAGCCAACAGTTAAAAATGTTTGCGTAAGCGATGGGCTTGAGATGATTGCGGAAACAGTCGTTTGAACCGTCAAGCCGTTCTGCACGACGGGGACTATCTCCGTGCCAGTAATCGTACCCGCTGCGGGTAAGCCAATAATCTCAACATCTGCCATTATGGACTCAATACATTCAAGTTGCCGTTATTCGGGGTATTGCCCTGAGTGATTGCTAAGCCTGTGTCTGCTGTGTTAGGGCTAACAATAATGTTGTTATGCACCTGTGCAACGTCCACATCGGGGCGAGGAAAACGTATCGTAATCTTTTCAGACTGCCTTGCCGGCAACCTATATGGGTCAAACTCGTCGCTACACGACTCAGAACAAACCTTGATAGCGGGTATGTTGCCGTCTGCACGCATGTCGCTATAAGCTCTCTTCATCTTGCACCGGTCACATATGAATATGCTTAAACTACTGTTGCCAATTGTATCAAGGAAGCGGGGCATTTTATATCCACCTACACTCGGTAATATAAACGTATTTTTTAGAAGTCCTCTTTTTGGTGCCATCCATCCAACATTTAAGCGTACCGTGCAAAATATTTAATGCGCGAGATGCGGACATAAGTGATTTGTAATAAACACCATTTACAACACACGGTTTTGTTGGGTGGCAATTGCGCAAATTTTCAATGTGAGATTCTGAAAATTTCATTCCTTTACGACTGTTGCTTTGTTTGGCTTTAACTTCCGGACGATTCATTGCTTCTTTTAACTGAGTCTGTTGATAAGCCCTAACAGACAAAGAATTCATTGGATTTGATGCGCCAGACATCAATAATTTCATTTTGTCTTTGTGTTGGTCAGTATGTTTATATCCTGCAGCACCACCACCTCCAGTGCTTACATTTACAAGTTTAACACCAGCTTTTTTTGCCCCATCAATCATTGCTATTTCAAAAGAAAATGCTTCTTTTTCAGTTAAATTTGCAGCAATTATTTTATGTTTAAATCCATTGGATTTATTGACAACTTTATTCCAATATAAATTTCTACCGTGTGATGACGAACAACGACTTCCCTTGCCTTTACCTATGTAAAAACAAGCACCTGTATCATTTCGGATATGTTCATAAACATAAAAATTCATGTTCATATTTTATCTCTTATCATCGTGTATAGTACGAAATATTTGGCGACATTGTCACAGGACTTTTATCTCTATTTTCATTCTGCGCCAACATGAAGTGTTTCTCATACTGTTGCTCGCAGTAGGCGATCCGTGCAGGGTCAACTTGCGGCAGCTCGCAAGCCATTTGGTGGGCAAGACCCCATTGAATCGCTAGATAAAAGTATTGCGGTATCTCAATCTCACCGCTCAGGTCGCCCACGTCCTGAATGTAACGGTTCAACCACAGCTCAAGCTGAGGCTGGATGCTGTTTGGCACCGGCCAGACTTCCATATTTGGCTGCGGAATCGTGCGATTAAACCAGTACTGAAGTGGTCTAAGCGCTGTAAATGAGCGATTTGGCAGGCTCGAGTAATCATCACGATTCATGCGCGACATATTGATCGACATCGGCATCGTGCCAAAAACGACCTGATAAAAGCCCATATTTACGCCAGAAACCTGCTGAATACGCCAAAAAGGCGCGGTCGCAGAGGGATCTAGGTCGTAATAAATCCAAGTGTTTGCCGTCCAAGTGACCGCACCGGGGGCTTTTACCGTCACCCAAGTCGTGCCATTTTGCGAATATTGCAGATTGACCGTCACCGAGCCCGACACTGCGGGCAAGATACCGATCGTGCTGATGAAGACGGGGTTGTTCGTGCCGTTTGCGATGCCTATGGCACCTGTATTGCTTGTCAGTTGACAGATACTCTGCCCTACGCCGTCAAATGCGTTGAGCGTCGTTCCTGAGCTGCTGTAAGCACCCGTTGAGACGTTAGTGAGCGTGCGATAGTTAGCGTTGAGCACGTCAACTGTGCCCACAGGCAAGAAGTACTCAAATTGATCGGGCTGCAGACCGACGATAACTTTGTTGATCGCCCAATAATTCACCCCGTAATTGCTCAGACTTGAGAGCAGATAATACAGACTTTGCTTAGACGCTTGAACTTGCTCAACAGTCAGCTCTTCGGCGAGCTTACCCGCACGACGAGCGCCGTGATCGATGAGCTGCTGGACAGAGATCGTAGTCTGAGAGACTGTGCCGCTAGTTGACATCTACCACCCCGGACATTTCCAGCGTTTTAACGAGGCTTTTGCGCGTGGCGCATCACCGCTTGCGTGCTTGACTACGCCGCTCATTCTTGCGCAGAATGAATCCTTACGACTACCGCCCTGTGGCTGCGGCGCTTTTAAGTGGCTACCTGTTGCTGCGTTGTACTTGGCCCGCCCTTTGGCGGTCAAACCAGCACCCTGCTTGGTGGGTAGTTTCTCTCCTCGCCCTACGGCAAGCGACACGTCACCACCTTTTTTCATTTTAACTGTTTTTGCTGAATTTTTAAAGTCTTTTGCAGTAGGTGCGCCAGCGCTGCCTGCTTTGCGCATCTTCTCGCCTGAGCCGTGAGCAATACGCTCTTGCTTGGCGTGGATATTTGCATACAAACCACCATTTTTCATCTTGTCTGCCGCTGCGAAGTCTTTTCCGACAGACTGAGGAATGCCCACTTTCTTTGCAAACTTAGGGCTATGCGCGACCGCTTCCATCAGGTTATGTTGTTTAGCTGATTTGCTTGGCATGATCGCTCCTATGGATTCTGTAAAGCAATAAATTCAGGTAATTTTAATGCGGATTCAAGCGACTCGCCCATCGTACCCGCAGCGCCTACTTCGCTTTGCATGATGTTCCAAACCGCTAGTCCTAACGCATGGTAATCCACGCCGCCAGAAGCCGCTGAGTTCAACTTGTTACCCATCGTACCTGCTACGTTGTATTGTGCTGCTAATGCGCTCCAGACGGCTGCTGCAAGACTTTCAGGCGACAAGGCAGACGCACCCGTGATGTTGGCAAACATATAGCCTGTAGCATAAGGCGTAATCGTTAAAGTGCCTGTACCGCTTACGTTAGATTGTAATAAACCTTTGGCTAATATCGTTGCTGATGCTGCGCCTGCACCAGAAAGTGCTGCCGCTAAATTGCCTGCCGCAGTTGATACCGCTGTGACTGTACCAGAGCCAACTAAATCAGCCAGTATGCGAGCTAAGAGCGTTAAGTCAGCATTGGAAATAGTACCTGCACCTGACAGCGAGGCAAGCATATTTGCCGCACCAACAATATTAGACGTTACCGTACCCGTACCGCTAAGGTTAGCTGAAATACCCGCAGCAGCTAAAAGTGCGCCAGACAGTTGACCTGTGCCGCTCAGTGAAGCAAGCAACGCACCAAGAGCCGTTAATGCACCCGCTAAACTGCCTGTGCCTGTTAACGAAGCGTTTAAAGGCGCAAGACCTGTAATAACTGAAGTTAAATCACCTGCGCCCGATATAAATGCAACAACATTTTTTCCACCTGCTAAGTTAGCAGTAATTGAGCCTTGCCCATAGATTTGATTGCTAGAGCCGATTTGTCCTGCAACCTGTGGAATAAACCACGTTACAGAAGGATAGCCACCGTTGGGTAAAGCGTAATATGTCAGCGCCGTTGTAGTCTGGTCTTGCATCATGCGGCTACGCACACGACCTGATTGAGCGTAATTACTCTGACTACTAGCCTGTCCAGACACGTTAGTGTTAGCCCCCGTGCAATATTTCAGCGGCAGCTTGTTATAGACAGAGTAATTGCCAACGAGCATCTTAGCCCCAAGCTACGTCAAGTGAGCCGTAATAAGCGGTGTTAGTCGGTGTCGCTGCACCTGCGTACATCAGCCACTGAAGGTTTGCACCATCAAAAATTCTTGGCATTGAAGGTAATTGGTTAACTAAGTCACGTTCACTTGCAACACCAACAGTGGTCAATGGCAGCGTAAACAATGGTTTACACAGAATGACTACCAAAGAACCTGAAGTCATTGTGGCAGACAAGTTAATCGATTGAATTGATTGAATACCTGTGTCGCCCGCTTGAAGTGGCATAAAGGGCCCATATTTACCTGCGCCCGTACCAGAGTAAATAATTTGACCCACGGCTGACGTAGTTGTTGCAATAGGCAATGATGGACTGGCAGGAGTTAAACGCCCTGATGTACCCGCTGCGTTTGTATAGCCTAGCTGAATTGTTGGCGTACCCAAACCCATGACCACGGATGGAACGATAAACGCCTGAAGCCCTGCGCCAGTCGTGTAGCGAGGCAAGGTTTGCG